ACGGTTAATTGTTAAAAACGATCTGCAATTTGAAGCAGAGCGTATTTTACGATCAACCCTGCGAGTTGCAACGGCTGATAATGATATGAATGCCATGAAGTCGATGGGATCTATCCCTGAAATTGTCATTAACCATTATATGACCGATACGGATGCTTGGTTTGTGCAAACGGACATTCCTTTGGGCATGATATTGTACCAACGTAAGGAGGCTAGTTTTGCTACGGATAACGACATGGATACCTCGAACGCGAAGTTTAAATCGACTGAGCGGTATTCGTTTGGCTGGACTGATCCTAGATGTATATACGGAAGCCAAGGCGCGTAATGTAAACTTATAGATCGCTGGAAAACGCGAGTTGACTCCCCGCAAGGGGAAGGAAAATTCTATGGCTGCAACACATTTTTCGGGACCAATTGCCGTTGGCACAGGTTCCTATGAATCATTAATTACAACAAAAGCACTCGATAAGGAAGACAACGGTAAAACCTTCGGCCTTAATTTGGCTGGTGGCTTTACAGTGACATTACCTGCGGTCGCAACCGTTAACGCAGGCTGGAAGGTTCGTTTTCGGGTTGAAACAAACCCGACCACGGCCTACATCATCACTGAGAAAGCGGCGAGCGATACTAATATTGTTCTAGGCTCTATCAACACTAGTACCGGGCAAACGGCGGCGGCTGATTTTGAAGTATCGGGAGCTACGTTTGTGACTTTTGTTGCCTCAACTGCACTTGTGGGCGACTGGGTAACAATTGAAACCAACGGTATTAAATGGTTTGCCTATGGTCAAGCAACTGTACCTGCTGCTATCACAATTACCTAATGGGTAAGGCTGATTACTTAGCTAGAGGTCAATGGAACGCGTGGTGCGATAGGTGTGGTGAGAAACGAAAATCCGGTAGTTTAAAAAAAACATGGGATGGGTTTTATGTCTGTCCTGAGAATTGCTGGGAACCCCGTCATCCTCAAGACTTCCTCCGAGGGGTTAAGGACGATCAAAGCGTCTCGTGGACTCGACCCGAACAACCCGATCAAGAAACGGATAACTCAAGCTGGGCTGCACCCACGTCCGTACCGGGCGGTACGTTCGACAATTCATTATAGGAATTCACAATGGCTATAAAATTACTTGACGCGGCAACCGCGACAGGGGTTAGTACGTCTCATCCTGTGAGAATGAAACCTCGCAATCATACCGTTCAGTTTACTATCACTGGCGCACCCACGGCGGTTACTGTGGATCTTGAAGGCTCACTTGATGATACAACCTTTGTATCGTTAGCATCTTATGTGATGACGGCTGATGAACTGACCGCGACCGCTGCAATGTTTCATGTGGTTGATAAACCAGTTCGATTTATTCGCGTCAACTTAAAGACATTAACCGCCGGAACGGCTCCAACAGTCACTGTTTTGTACGAAGGTGAGCGCGCATGAGTGAGACTAAATCATTCACTGGAATTAAGTATACTGAATGGGCTGGTACTGCGGGGGCTGCGGATAATGCCATCATTTACACGTCCGGCGATGTTTCTGGATTTAACTACCATACCATATCTGTCACGGGAACCGATCCGGCTGATATTGAAGTTACCGCAGACGGTACGACTTGGCGCGTGGCTGCAACTTTGCTAGTTGATGATGTGACCACAGGCGGCGGTATTAAGGTCATTACTATTCCAACGGGTAAGATGGGCATTTTACAGGGGATATTTAAACAAATTCGAGTCCGTCAAGATGGTGCGACTGATGCTGATGCATTTGGCAACCACGGGACTGTCTAATGGCCTTAAGTGGATCAACTAACTATTCAATTGATCGTGATAACTTAATCGCCCACGCCTACCGTATTTTAGGTGCTCTACGGGCTGGCGGTACACCATCGGCTGATGAGATTACCGATGCAACGGTTTCTTTAAATATCATGGTTAAGGCATGGCAAGCCTACGGCCTGCAATTATGGGTAATTAAACAAGCAACCATCATACCGAGTAATGGCAGTCAAAATTATGCCCTTGGCTCGGCTGCAACTGATAGCCATGCCGCTCTATCGATGGGGCAAACAGAAATGAGGGTTGCTGGAGTTGCAAACGACACGGTATTAGAGGTTGACTCGACAACAGGCATGGCGGCCCTTGATAATATTGGCATTGTTTTAGACGATGGCACCATCCACTGGACAACCATTGTATCAATCACCGATACCGACACCCTTGTTATTACCACCGGGATCATAAGCGCGACCGCAATAGATAACCATATTTATTTCTACACCACTAAAATAAGTCGCCCCCATGAATTATTAGAATTGTACCGCCGTGATTACGATACGGTGGTTGATGTTCCTTTGATTCGACTATCTCGAAATGACTTCTTTACCCTATCTGATAAAGATACAACCGGGACACCCGTTAATTTCTATTATGATCCTCAGTTAACAAGTTCGGTTTTGCATGTGTGGCCTACCTCGGGAAATACGTTTACTTCAAACTCTGTTTTTATAGCCAATATTAAAAAGCCGTTTGATGATCTTGATAGTGCAACTGACGAGTTTGAATTTCCGCAAGAATGGTATGAAGCGATTGTCTACGGTTTAGCTGAAAGGCTCGCGCCCATGATAGGGTATCCAATGGCAGACAGACAAATATTAAAGATGGAGGCATCACAGTATTTGGATCTCGCTCTCAGTTTTGACCATGAACAAACTGACGTAACTTTTGTTGCAAACGAAAATCAAAGTAGGGGCTTGTTTGGATAATGAACTTAAACCCAGCAGTTAATCTGGAATTCAAAGACTTTGCTGGGGCAACCATTACCGACAGAGAAACTGGTATTGTTAATGGGATGGTGGATAAAAGTAAGGGCAAGCCAGTTGTAACTCAAAGACCCTCAATTAATATTGATGAGGTGGCGGTTACTGCAAAAGGTAGGGCTATATACTTTTGGGACGCTAATAATGTTTTATATATCGTTAACGATAATACAATCTATAAAAATACGTATTCTGGTGCAATGGGTACAACCATTACCGCTGGCACACAAAAATGTAAATTTTTACAATTAAACACGCTATTAATATTAATTAACAAACAAGATAATAAAGCCTATACCATCACCACCGCCGATTCTGTAACTGCTATTGGTGGATCATTCCCGGCAGCCTTCGCCCACGGTGGAGCTATCCTCGATGGTTACTTTTTCATAATGGATACTAGTGGTGTTATTTGGAATTCTGATCTCGATGATGCGTCAACATTTAGCGCGGGTAACTCTTTAGACTCAGAGCGAGAAGAAGACGGAGGGATTTACCTTGGCAAACACCACGATCATTTAGTCGCTCTTGGCGAGCGAACGGCTGAATTTTTTTATGACAATGCGAACGCGACAAATTCACCATTAAATCGCCGAGAAGATATTGCCTATACGATAGGCTGTGTTGATGGTTATAGTGTGTGGGAAGAGAGCGATATTACCGTTTTTGTCGGATCTGAACTCAGTACCGGGGTTAGCGTTTACGTCTTAGAGAATTTCAAGTTTAAAATTATCTCAAATGGTGCAATGGGGGCATTACTTACCCAGACATTAACAAGAGACAATTATAGTATTTTTGGTTCTGGTTTTTCTGCAAACGGCCATAAGTTTTACATTATGACCCTTCATACAACCCCCTCAGCCATTGATCCCGAAGTCACTTATATTTATGACTTTTCGACTGGACTCTGGCACGAGTGGGAAACGGCTATTAATTCATTAACTAATTTTCCCGTCATTGATTGGTCTATCCGTGCTGGACAATCGGTTCGCTCAGGTACAGGTATTTTATCTAATGGTGATGTTGTCATCATTAATAATACGTATTCACCACAAGATACTATCGGGGCTAATGTTTATGTTACCCCTGCGACTTATGTTGATGCCGGATACATCACCGATACAGGTGCAACAGGCACAGCCATGACAATGAAAATTCGATTCGGTCAATATGATGGTGAGACTAATAAAAATAAATTCATGCACTATCTAAAACCGCTTATGAATAAAACGGTTAACTCTCAAACCTTAACGGTTAAATGGTCGGACGATAATAATAATGATTTCATTACTGGTGGTACGATTGATACACAATATCAGCATAGCGATATTCATCGTCTTGGCCGTTTTTATCGTCGTAATATTGAATTAGAGTATTCGGGAACAGAGCAACTATTTCTTGAGTCGCTAGAGGTTGATGTGCAAGTTGGATCGATCTAATGGCTGGTCGTAATTTTGGACCACCTCCAAATATTGTTGTTGAATTTAACGAGATTTGGCGCAATTGGTTAAATCTGGTTTACCAGAAAATCTATAAACGCATATTCACTATTGATTTACAGGCCAGTAATTCGGTTAGCCCTTCATCTAATCCAATGGTTGATGGTGTAATAGCGATAACCCCGGTTGTTCTCGCCGACGATACGACAAACGAAAGTCGGCATTTCTCCGTTGTTATTCCTGATGACTGGGTAGTTGGAACAGGACTTACCTTAAACGTCTATTTTGCCAATACCACCACACAAACGGGCGTTAAAAACGTTATTACGAATATCGCATACCTCGCAATAGCGGCAAGTGAAGTTATCACAGGCGCAGGAACAACGATAACCGATACCGTGACTTTACCGACTGGGGTTGCTGCGGATACCTCCCATGTGTCCGGTAGTTTTAGTATTCCGGGTTCTGCGTTATCCGCTGGTGACGTTTTGTCTTTACAGCTTATTCGTAATAGTGCAACCGATACGTGCGTGGGTGATGTTGCTTATATCAATTTATTAGTTCGTTACACTGGTCTAATAAACCATGGGTAATTTTTTAGTCTTAGGACTCCCGCGATCGCGCACCGCTTGGTTGTCAAACTTTTTAACATATGGTGATATTTCGTGCACCCACGAAGGGTTAGACGGTTGTATATCATTAGAGCAATACAAAAGTCAGTTTTCATTAAATAGTGGTGATAGTAATACTGGGTTGGCGATGTTTGATTTTGAATCCCACTTTACTGACTTTAAGAAAATTATCATCGAAGGCAGTATTGAGCCTGCTGTTACTTTTTCAAAACGCTATTTTAAACATGATTCCACCGATGTGATGTTAAAAGTAAAAAAACGCTTATCGCTTATCGATGGTTTGCACGTCCCTTTCCATGAAATAAATTCTAATTTAGAAAATATCTGGAATTACGTATCGTCTTATCAGTTTAATGAAAGGCGAGCGCAACGGTTAGTTACGTTTGATATTCAAATGAGGGACATTTATTCAATGGATAATAGTTCGATGGTTCAGTTAATAAACAATACAAAAAATTACTTTTAATAGGAGTCTTTTATGTGGATAGCGGGTGCGGCGGCACTTGGCGGTGGATTACTTGCGGCTGATGCATCAAAACAAGCGGGTAGCCGTGCGGCTGATGCACAAAGAGAAGGCATAGCAGAGCAACGCCGACAATTTGATATAACACAAGCGCAAAATAAACCTTGGTTGGAGGCGGGTCAACAAGGCTTAGGAAAGTATCAAGATATGCTGGATCAGCAGGCCGAGTACGGGAATCGTATTCGATCAAATATTCCCGGTCAATTCCAATCACCAACAAATATCCCTCAAGCTTATCAATCGCAAACGAATATCCCCGGTGCCTATCAAGGGCAAGCGGGTGATTATTTTGGTCGAATTCAGAATAATGTACAACAAGGCTTTCAATTTGGTCGTCAAGAATTCGATCAATATAAAGATCCGGGGTACGACTTTCGACGCGAGGAAGGAATGCGCGCTTTGGAACGTCAAAATGCGCGTGGAGGAAAACGAAATAGTGGTTATAACACACGCTCATTAATGGAGCTAGGGCAAAACCTTGGCTCGCAAGAATTTGGCCGTGCGCGTGATCGTGCTTTTGGTGACTATCAAAGCCGGGTTGCGCGAGAAGGTCAAGTTTATGGTCGCGGGGTTAATGATTATAGTCGGCGCGTTGGTCGCGAGAATGAGCTTTACGGTCGAGGTCGAACCCAGCGTCTTGATCAAATGGGCGTAGAGCAAGCGGGTTATGCTCGCGGCAGACAAGGCGTAATGGATCAAACTGCGCGGGAGCAAACGCTTTATGGTCGAAGCTTAAAAGATTACGGGTTAGGCGTTGCGCGTGAAGAATCACAATACAACCGGGATCTCGGTGCTTACGGTCGAAATTATGTTGATCCCATGAACCGTTATGCTTCTTTATCTGGGACGGGTCAGACTACGGCGCAAAATCTTGGTGGTATGCGTAGTGCTTACTCCCAAAATATTGGACAAATGATGGGTCAAGAAGGGGCTTATCGTGCGGCTGGTGGGCTAGGTGCGGCTGGTGCTTATGCGTCTGGTATAGGCGCACTGGGTGGTATTTATCGAGATTCTCAACGTCAAGGGATGGTTTATGGCAATCCATCCAACGTAGATTTAACTCTCCCCCCTAATTTTAACGCATAGGTCAACCGATGGCACTAATAGACTTAATAGCACAATCTGGCGAAAAGAATTTTGAAAAAATCCGCAAGGGCTGGCTACCAACGGCGACAGAAAAAGCCGCAGAACAAATGGCGCAATTAACGGTTAAGGCAAAACAACAGGCCGTAGATTATGAGCCAGAACGTCAACAACTTAAACGTGAATCATCATTAGCTAACTTAGAATACAAAAAAGCTCTAACTGAACAACACAAACTCGACACAGAAAAATTTAAATCAGATCAAGATAAAACTAAGCGCAATCTTGAAATTCAGTCAAGGGGTCGAATTTTACGCGAGGCGCAAAAACTAGACTCGATACCGGATCAAAAAGATTTTTTATTCAGTCAAGTTAATGCTTTATTCCCAAAAGGTTCTGATCCAAAGAAAAAAGATGCTTATATGTCGATGCTGAATTTGCGAGACGATCAATTTAAAGATCAATTCAAACTCGCTAGACAAGGGAATAAATATTTACAAGGATTAAATGAAAAGTTATTCGGGAAAAAAGAAACCTATTACAATGCAGAAACAAAACAGATAGCGCAAGTATCTAAGGACTCTCCAACATATTACGAAGACTCTCGTAAACTGACAGATAAGGATTTTATTGAATCAAAAAAAATAGGCATTGAACTTGAGGGCGCGAGTGGCAAGTTAAAAAACAAAAAGGCAATATCACTAAATGATAGGGTCGATGAGCGTGTTGAAATAAAAGCGCAAATAACCAATGCAATAGCGGGTTACGGTCGATTAATTGATTTTGTAGCAAGTGATAACTATAAGTCTGGTGTTGTTGGTGATGTTGTTAATATTGCAAACGACCTTGTTAGGCAGTCTAAACTTATCTTCGGTTCCGATTCTGCTTTAGATGCTAATGGTGAAATTGATTTTAATAAAATTGAAAAAGGATCTGGTGTTGCTGGTGAACTCCGCAAAATAGCGAATAAAGGCAGACGTTATCAGGCAGCATTAATCGAAATGGCGTTTATGAAAGCAAAAGCGATGAATCGCGGAAAGATTAGTGATGCTGATTATAGGTTTGCTAAAAAAATTCTGGATAACGGCATGGATAAGTCGATCACATTAAATATTCTTCGCGACGGTCTTTATGGACTAGAGGGAGATTTTAATCGGACTTCCGATATTTATAATGAAAGTTATGATACTGACGCGTTCGGCAAAATTAGTGCTGATAAAATACTAGGCTGGAATGATTTTTCACCGCAAAATCAACAATCACAAGCCGCAACAGATTATCAACAAAGGAAACAGGCGTTAGCTGCAAGAGTGGCGGCTGCACAAAAAGCTAGGTTACAAATGAGCCAAGGTCAGCCGTGAACCACCTTCAAGATATGGCCTCAATTGAGGCAGAAGAACGCGCAATCGCGGAGGAGCAAAAGCTACTCGACGAGGAGGGATCAATATTAGCTGAGCAAGAATCGTTATCACAGCTTGAGGCTCAAATAAAGTCAGAGGTTCCAGATAATGCACTAACAGAAGAAATTCCACTAGAGCAAGCTAACGTTACCCCTGATGATATTAGTCAACTTCAAGATGTGACTCAGCGTGAAATTAACCAAATGGAAGGTAGGGCGCAACCATTAGCGGGTAGTCAGCCCGAAGGGTTTGTTGACAATATGATGGCTGTAAGTGAAGGCATACAACAAGCAACTAGCGCAATCTTAAATCCGTTTCGTGAAATGGTAGGGATGGAGCGAAGGCAACCGGGTACTTACATCAACCCTATTACGCAGTGGCAAGCTAACGAAACAGCGCGGCGTATTGATTTATCAAAAAAAGGAATTGGATCGGGCGATACTTCCCTTGGTTCACGATTTATAGAAAGTCTCGCTATGGATGATCGGAACAGAGTTAAATCGATTAAAAAAAGTCTTGATGAGAAATTCAAAGGGCAAGATGTTGAAATGTGGGTTGATCAAGATACTGGCGATTTAATTTACATGAACCCTGATGACAATAAAGCCTATACCGCAAACCCGTTAGGTTTTGAGCTGGGCGACATTGTTAGCTTAACAGGTGATGCTATAACGGCAACCGTTGAAGCCGGGTTTACAGCTTATGGTGCAGTAAGCGCGAATATAACAAAAGCAAAAAACAAATTAACAAAATCTCAATATGATAGAACGCGAGTTCGGCGTGAGGTTGGTTATGGCGCGGCTGGCGCGGCGATCGGGGATGCTATAAAAATATCGTTAGGGAAAGTTTTTGATATTAATGATGAGGTGACTATAGGTGAAATAGCTATGGATGCAGCTAAAGAGGCATCTTTATCGCTTGGATTTGGCGTTGGTTTTGAGGGGGTTAAATCAGTTATAAAAAAAATAAGGGCTGTACGAGGCGAAGCTGCTATACCCGGTCAATTGCTCGATAATCTCAAGGATAACTTTGATCAAATATCGGCTAAAGATTTTAGTAATGATGGAGCTGGCAAGATTGTTGATTTGGTAAATGAGACGCTAAGGGGCGCGCAATCTGATAATGTGTTAAGTCCTAACATGGGTCAGTTATTAAATGATTCAACCACACTTGATATGGTTGAATCATTAAAAATGGGCGGCACAAAAGAGAAAGCCATGCTTGAAGCAAGAAAGGTTAGTAATGAGTCGGCTAATCAAGAGTACTTTACCTTAATTGGCAATGAAGTAACGGACACGCAAGCTATTGGCAAAGATCAACTTGGACAAAACATTCAAGCAGTATCACAACAGTCAGTAGATTTACAAAAACAAATAGCGCAAGCCCCTACGGATGAAGCGGCTCAACAATCAAAAACTTTAATTGATGATTTGTCGGCATCATCTTCTTATCAAGCTGGTGATATTGTTCGCGGCTCTTTATATAAAGAAGAAGTTAAGTTAAAAGAAGTTTTCAAAAATGAGTACGCATTAATAGAAGCAAAGGCCGAGTCTCAGGGGTTAATCCCGTCAACGGAAACCATGAAGTTAGAATTGTTCGCTTTGGATGATGTTGAATCCGGTGCTAAAGTTAGAAGAATTACGGATGAGTTTAAGGATGGTGAATTAGAGTTTGACAAGGAATGGTCTTTAACAAAACTAAATAATACAATTAAAAGTTTTAATGCGCTAAAGCGTGAGGCTGAGACTGGTAAGTCGTCGGCGCGAACTGGCAAAGTCAAAAAAGCAATTAAAATTTTACACAATGCACAACAAGACGCGCTTAAAAATAATCCAGATTTATTGATGAAACTTAACGCGCTTAGTAGTAGTTACGAAGTTGGGCAAGAAATATTTAATGATAGTGTTGTAAATTCAATTATTAAAAATAAAGATAAATTACCCACTAGCGACATATTTAACGCTGTAATAAAAAACTCAGATACGGCAGAGAGTACGGCGGCGGCGATAATGGACGATCCGTGGGCAATGCAGGCTATGAGACGGGGGATTAATGACCTTTACATTTACAAAGTGTCTCAGGATGGCATTATTGATTACGGAAAGCACAAACAATTTGTACGTGATTATATTGAGACTCGCATTGTAACCAAATTTTTTAATGGGCAACAACTTAAAAATTTAGATCAGGCGGGTTCTATTTCTAGGATTTATAAAATTGAGAAACAGCGATCAGATAACTTACTAAAAGAGATAAATAAAACATTCGATTCTAAAATTTCAAACATGGATGGTAAAACATTATTTAACAAAGTTTGGGGTGAGGAAAAAGCATCATCAATAATTAAATTAAAAAGCCTTCTATCGAGTGAGCCTGAAATATGGAGGTCGGTTCAAGCTGAAATGTTAAACTCAATTAAAAACACCGTCATGAGCGGTGATTCATTAAGCGTTAGTAATTTAGATACATTATTAATTAAGAATATAAGAACAATCGAGGAAGGTTTAGGCGTTGGTTATGCTAATAACCTTAAAACCCTAAAAGAGTCATTAACTATAGCAAACAGACAGGGCGAGAAGTTTAATTTAGACAAGGAAAGCGGCGTAGCTAAAATCGCACTTACTATCATGGGTCGTTTGCATCCTCGCGCAAAAAATGTCACAACCGCCGATCAAGCACGCGCTGTCTATGCGCGAAAACTATTAACCGAAATGATCTTAGATCCAGAAAAGATGCGTAAGTTATCTGCACTAAAGCGCGCTCGCGGAAACTCTGACACATATAAGTTAATAGTAACAAGACTAGGTTTTAAAATTTTAGCGCAGGATGATGATGACGGACAAGGGTTTCAATCATCATTAAGAGAGGTTGGTTATAAGACCGGTTTATTGTATCGACGACAACAACAAGCTAATGCAGTACGCGATAAGGCTCTTGATGAAAAAAGAACTAAAGAAAAGCAAGTCAAACTTAAAAAATTAAAACAACGTCAAAAATCCCTCAGTCTATAAGGTTAATTAAATGGCAACAGATATTGTACTACGTAGCGTAAAAGCTGCGGCACTTACCCATGCCGATATGGATCAGAACTGGGAGTCATTAGCGCAAACAGTTGACGCGGTGACGGCAAATAAAACGGTTGCAGTTACGGATCAAAACAAGATTTTAGAGGTTTCTATATCAACAGGGACTATCACTCTACCTACAGTTGTGAACGCGTCAGGAACCGATACTGACAGCTTTAAAATCACCATAAAGAATATCAATGCGACAACCCTAACAGTTGATGGTAACGGGGCGGAAACGATAGAAGGCGCTGCAAATGTCGCCCTACTTGAAAATGAAACCGCTGAATTTACCTTATCGAGTGGCGCGGCTGAATGGAATATTACCGGGTTTTATAATCCTAATCTGGTTGGTGTAACTTCATCGGCCACTGAAATTAATGTTTTAAATGGCATTACTCCATCCACGGCTGAACTTAATTATGTTAATGGCGTAACAAGCTCCTTACAATCTCAAATCGATGGAAAGCAACCGCTTGATGCTGATTTAACAGCCATTGCGGGACTTGCAAATACTGACAGCAATTTTATAGTGGGAAATGGATCTGCGTGGATCGCTGAATCAGGCTCAGTAGCGCGAGCGAGTTTAGGTGTTGATGCTGCGGGAACTGACAATAGTACTGATGTTACGTTAGCAGGAACGGGAACTCATAGATCGTTATCCGGACAAACATTAACGATAAATAAGGTATCGTTAAGCGCAGATATAAGTGGACAATTACCCACTGCAAGTATAGCGGCTCTAGCTGTTACCACTGCAAAGATAGCGGCTCTAGCTGTTACCACTGCAAAGATAGCGGCTCTTAATGTAACAGGTGCAGAAATAGCCAACACAACATTAAGTGAGGGTAAGTTCCCAACGCTTGCGGCAGCCACAAGCTACAGGCATCACTCAAGTAATGGCAGTAGCACTACGTCGGTTACGGCTGTAATTATGCAGGACGCTTTTGTTATACATAGATCTGGTACTTACAGAATCACTTTTACTGTGACCAATTCTGATGGTGTTGATAATACTAGTTCAAGGATATATAAAAACGCATCTACTGGTTATTCAGGTTTTGTAGCAACAGGAACATTAAGGACAACAACTAATACAACGCCTACAACTTATACAGAGGACCTAGCTTTTAACGCTGGTGATTTAGTCGCTGTTTATGCCAACTCAGATGGATCAGGAACAAATCCAACAATATCAAACATTTTTTCGTCTACTAATAATAAATTATTTGGTTAATAAGCAGATCAAAAGGATCAGTATGCCGCGCACAAGAACACAACTAAACACACTATCTGCGACTCGGATCAGAGAACAAAATAAACGTGATCTTACTTGGATAGGTATGTTACGAGCCTTAAATCGGGCAAGCGTTCCAGATCAAGAGTTAATTATTGCCGCAATTAAAGCTGGCGATATTCGCATAGCAGGTACGCTGATCATTACGCAAATAGATAGCGTCCATCAAACTGATGCGAGTGCCGAAGCTAACGCTATTTTTGCAGACAATCAAATCTCGATAACCGAACTTGATAGAATTTTATGAAACTAGGCGAAAAACAAGAGCTATTTGCAGAACTTATTTTTACTAAACTGATCCCGTTTATTTATTCTAATAAGTACAAGATTCGACCCGGTGATTACTTCCGCGATCCTCGATCCCACGGCGATTATGGAGAAAAAAAAGGCTACGCGAGTGCAAGCTCACTTCACAAATTAAAGTTAGCTTTTGACTTGAATTTAACACTAAGTGGCGTTTATTTAACGCAGACATCGGATCATAAATTTTTTGGTGAGTACTGGCTTACTTTACATGAATTATGTCGGTGGGGTGGCAGTGACGGGAACGATGATGGCAACCACTATTCATTCGAACATGATGGTAGGTGGTAAATGAGCATTATCGATAGGCGCGAAATGGATAAGCAGAAAATGGGCGTTATCCGTAAAGTGGCTATTGCGTTAACCATTGTTTTGTTAACACAAGCTTTAGCAGGAATAGTTACCGCAGTTCAGGTCATAGAAAAAGTTAAACAAAACACCAAAGAAATAGAGAAAAACACACAAGTTATTAGTAGGGACAACAGGACGTTAATTCGTGTTGAGGTTCAACTACAGCAAGTTACCGATGATGTTAAGGATATTAAGAAAGATGCCAAGGAAACCCGCAGGCTTATTCGTCGCATTCTAACGGAGGTCAAAAAATGAAAATCCCTTTATTTAATACACCAATAGAAAAAATGGTAATCTCAAAAGGTATGGTCGCAGGTTTTGGGTTACTCGCACTTGGCGGTTATATCATAAGCACAGGTAATCAAGAATTTGGATTCGCGATTATCCTTAATGGTCTTGGGTTGTTAGGTATCCGGGATAAATTATGATAGCACAACTTAAACTATACGTTTTAGGGTTTCTTGCCTTGTTAGTTGGCATCTTAAGTTTTTTGCTGCAAAACGCGAGACTAAAAGCAAAGACAAAGGAATTACGTGTCTTAAAGAAAACTGCACAAATTAAAAAAGATGTAGAGAAGATCTTGAGAAATCGAAACGTTAAGGAGGTACTTGAAAATGTTGAAAAACAAATTAAAAACGGTGACGTTAGTTCTCTTGACAATTAGCTTTATAAGCTGCGCTCAAGTTGTCCCTGTTAAGCTATCATTGCCTGAATTGCCAGATTACGAACATAATATTTCATCGGGTATAAGGGCGAACCGAGACACTAAAGGTGGGGTGCTGGACTTTACTGTTAGTGTTGAGTCAATGGAAAACCTAGCAAAAAATAAAGCATTATGCCGTGAAGACAATACAGTCTTGCGAGCTATTATTCTAACAACCCACTAAAGGTAGATGATGAAACATAAAGGTAAGACATACCACAAACCTAAACCTAAGCCCAAACCTACAAAGCGGTGAAAAATTATGCCTAAAAGACCATTGTCAGCAACAGAAAGACGCTTAGCTCAAATAAAAAAATCTAACCCTAAAATACTTAAAGTAGTTAGAGTTAAAACTAAGCCTAAAAAGAAACGCCGTTAAAATAACGGGCGTGCAATCCTCCATCATTTGCTTGAGTGCAAAACTCCACCATACGCAAAACTAAGTAGCAGGCAACAAAAAGATCTTCGCCTGCTACATAAAGGTATCCAAATAGTGAAAGCGATCAAATTACGCTTTTAGCTTCAATACAAAATTAATTCAATTTAACTAATCGATTCAATTATTCTAAGCCATTAAATTTAACAATACCTCAACTCCCCTCTTGAGATCTTTTGACGTTCTGACATTCTTACTTTCCATTAACCCCGATAACGTTACAACCATTAACTCGGCAGCTCTTAATTTTGTCGCGTTAACTATTAATGTTTTGTGTTTATCGTTATCACAAATAGTCAAAAATACCTCAAGATCACCCTTGCATTTTGATTCAAATTCCGGCAATAAATAACCCATAAACTTAATTAAAGAGTCCTTGTCAAATTTTTTTAATATCATATTAGCGGTATCCCAGTTCTTCTAGCATTATTCTTAATTGCATCATTGTAGATAGCTTTGAATCATACTTGTAGAGTTGCGAGAGTTTTTCTACTGGCTTTCGTTTTCGATAAAAAACGTACGCGTTTAAAATTGCCATAATGCCACAAGGGGTGTTTTCTATACCCATAAGCTCTTTATTTTTTCTCGCTTTTTTGATCCAATTGGCGGCAGCTTGGCTTCCGTCCATTCCGCTCCTTAGTGTGCGACCCTTGCCAGAATAATAACCGTCCCAAAATCCTAATGAGTCTGTGTTGTAAAGTTTAATTAATATAAGAAAGGCAGCAACAACACAAGATGGTATCCCCGGCCTAACCTGCTTATAATTAACATCCCAGTTTTGATTTAATAATATACCTATTTCTTTTTTATACGGCGTTAATTTTTCTATTACTCTAGTGTTGGGATTGTATCGCTTTAAAGCGACATCAATACAGCGTGTAGCTTGCATCCATGCTAAGTTCCTAACTTGATTCGGTGAATAATTTTTAAAGCCTAAATAGTTAATTGCACCGATAATTTGTTCAGCCTTAGTTTCTGCCGCAAACGAATTATCAAAACACTCGTATAGCTTAAGCATTTCTTTCATGCTATCTACTTTATAAACATCAACTATAACAGTTTCAGGCATTTTTAGGTCGCCACTTTTCCATAAAAATATGCGCGTATGCCCGTCAAGTAAATATGTATCGCCCCCTAATTTCGCTATAGCGACAACTCTATGCCTTTCATGGTAAGTTTTAAGGTGGCGTTTTTTTGCTTTTTTTGCATGGAGTTCGGTATCTCTCTGGATTGGGTTATCTCTTATTTTCATAAATTTAGTGGTTGCCATCTCTGTTTTAGTTATTTTCATACTCTCTCTTTTCCTTTATTTTTTCTGATTGTAAATTGACAATGCTATTTAACTCTAAAATAAGTAACTCTAATCTATTATTTTTAAGTGATACTTTTAGATACTCCATGCGGCCATAAATTACCATTCCCGCTAAAAGAAGTTCGTTTGCTATTATTGTGAAATAGACCTGAAACCCATATTCGTACAGATTAAAAAAAGTGGACGGAACAATGAATAGCATAAGCAGGATTTCTCTTAAATGGATATTTGGTGATATATGTGTGTCTTTTATTTTATTACCGTTCTTCATTATGATACCATCCGTTCACTATAGGTTAACACGTTAAATATAATACGATATATTCGATTAATCAAGATTAGATACAGATAAACCAAGTTGTTATTTTGAGCTTGACAATGAAGGGCAGGTTAATGAAAACATTAAAATGTAGGCGTATACCTAAAATTAGGTTCCCTGAAAAGGATGAGGACATAACAGAATTATCTATTAAAGATAGAGCGAATTTTGAGTTAATGGATGATGAGCGTTGGTTTGAATGGAGCGGCGAGCCTATTAAAATTAACTTATCTCCAACTACAGAAGTAGAACGAATTCATATAACGATAAAGCCAACGCCGATAATGATTTATGCAAAGGAAGTTTATGGTATTCCCTATATTGAATACAAAAAATCTAAATTAGTTAAAAAGGCGCGTATCGATTTGGGTATTGATGATAAGAGTAAATTGATACCAATGGAACGGCGGATTAGGAATTTTGAGGTATTTGAAAAAAATCATTTTGCGAATGAATTTGACTCGCCAGTACATGGTTACTATCTTGGTGAAACGCCTAAAATAGGAATGGAGGCTTACACAGAAATTAAGAACTATTGCTTATCATCTTATGGATCGCTAATGATCCTTCGCGTTATTAATGAATCGATAATGCCTAAATTTATTATTGGTGTCTCTGGTAGTCGCAATTTTCAAGCAGGCGGTGGGTATAAAGCGAATTTTATAAAATTACCTAAAGTCTTTCCGTCTCAAGAGTATTTCAAAATTAGTAAGCAAAAGATTGTAGGCACTGCAATTATACATCATGAGTTCGAACATACTAGATATGGTAAAAATATAAATAGTGACAAAGATCGAAATATAATGGAGGAGTTATTGGCTACAAAATTAAACGAAAATCCCGTAAGAATTCTTTTAGGCGAAGAACCAAGGTACGTATATTATAGTGAACGCTCCAATGAAACTATTAATATTATCACAGAGGAAATAAAGATCGGAAAATGGACGTTTAATAAAGATAATCCTTCTAAATTAATGGTTGAAATAAAATGAAATTCTACGTGTTACTTATTATTTATTTTTTGTTTAGCCGTTTATCTTATGCTAAAACAGAATACGAGCCGATTTGTAGTTTAGATGTTAATTTAGACTTTGTTAATTTATCCGGGTTCAACCAGCGAGGCAAGTGGATTAAAAGCGGGGACAATAGAACCCGTCTTAGTTTTAATATTACAGAGATTGGTGCGATTTATGTAATGGTATTAAAAAATTTCACAGGTGATCAATGTGATTTTAACTCTGTTTTGCGTAGTCCACGATTTTATTTACAGTTTAACGAACCATTCAATAATAAAAGTTTAGTTGTAGATATCTATAACAAGAAAGGCGACTATGAGAATGGAAAAATAAGTTACGGATTGTTTGTAAAAACAATAATTAACGGTGAAAAAAGACTTTATTTTAGAAATTTCAGTTTTAACGTAGATGGTTCATATTAAGAAGCGTTGCATAACCATAATGAATCTAAAAATGAAGTAATTAAAAAAGGAGTTTTATAAATGAGAATATTAATATTGTGTTTGTTTTTGATCTCTTGTGGTGGTGGTGGCTCTGTTCCTGAATCGCCCGGCAATTTTGAAGCGATTAACTTAGAAGGTCGCTGGGAATTATCTATTACTATCCCAGAATGTAAAAATAAATTTGTCTCGATATATTATGCCGCCATTGATGGTGATGCCCACCAGAAATTAAAATCGCTAACTAGCTTTGGTGCATATCCTGACATGCAAAACATGGCGGCATGTAACGAGAAAATGATCCCCAATGTTGTTGGCCTTGATCCCTATACCACGGTATCAACTGCTGATCAATTTAAAGAATTCTTATCATTACGTTTTCTGTGGGTTTACGACAGTATCGACATTGTTGAATATTCAACTAGTCATATCCGTCTACTTCGAACAGTTCAAACGTTAGTCGGTGAGCGGGTATGGTCGTACCATTTTAAGCGAATAGAGAGTATTTATTCATCTTCTCAGAAATACCAGCTAAATTCGCTTGCTGGCGGCACAATTGCTGTGAAAGACTGTCAACCGACGTATGCGACGACATTCAAGTTTCAAGAAGGGGTTGATATTTTTAGGTTTGCTGAGTACCTCCATATGACGGATGAAAGTCCGTTATTAACGGTAGCCGATCCGTGTGGTTTATCAAATAAGGCGACCAGTCTACTTTTGCCTACATTCTTTCCAATGGATATCACAGCTTTAGAATTTAGAAATTTAATGCAAGGGATTTGGGGCTGGGAAACAACAATTTTAAGCTGGTATCCAGATACGATAAGTATGGTCCGAGTTGAAAACGGCTTTACGGTAGGCTATTCATTTAAGAATAACACAAATTAGACACAAATAACGATAACTCGTTGTTACTCAAAGAAGCTGGCAGGGTTCGAATCCCTGCCTCTCCGCCATTATTAGTTGTACTAAATTTGATTAAAATCATACTGTTAATCAATATTACAAACAATAGATGTGTCTATTTTGTGTCCTGCTAAGTTCTTGATATTGGTCTAATAGGGTCTACACTGGTATACAAAACAACACAAATACAACACAATCATAAGGCTGTGAATAAATGGAATTATCAGGACAATTTTTTATAGATAACGGTTATGCTAGTGCTAGGCAGCTTGACGATGGCACTTGGATTGGTATTGATATTACAGGCCACCTATTTTTCTTTTGTATTATGGTTGGTCTTGATCGGTCTGGTTGGGATAAGAGATATGATTATGAATTTAATGACATTCATGTGATGGTTACGGAATACACCAAACTAAAAGTTTATGACGATATACCTAGCGGTTGGATATCAAAAAGGCCAAAGTGAGGATTGGGCGGAAAATTCCCGCACAGTTTGTTTTAATTTAGGGTTATAAAGTCATTAGTTTTATCGGACTCTAAAGCTGTTTCCTCGTCGTTTTTCCCGCCAATGTAGTTACTCATGGTTATTCGTGGATCCGCGTGGCCTAATAGCTTAGACACCGCGTAAATGCCCATACCAGCCTCTAATAGCAACGTAGCATAGGTATGACGTGTATTGTATGGTGGGCGATGGGGGATACCCGCATGTGATAGAATTTTAACCCACGCATTGCTTAATGTTTTATTATTCCACAGCTTGCCCTTATTTCGACCCAATGGGTTAGTAAAAATAAACCCGCCGTTTTCATAGGTTAACTTTTTTTGAATGTTGATAGCTTCTTTTGCGGCCTCGTTCAGCGTTAACCTTCTTTCCCCGGCTGGCGTTTTTGGTTTTAGTTTTAACTTACCCAAAACAACAGTCTCCATTATGTGAACTTCATTTTTTATTTCGTTGTAACGTTTCCATTGCAAACCTATCACTTCGCCCGGCCTTAGTCCAAGTGCAAAGCTTATCAAGATAAATGAATATTGAGCAGGGGCAATGATTAACGTTGAGTCAAGAATTTTCTTGACTTCTTTTTTTGTAAATGGGTTTTTTTCATGGATAGGTTTATAGATTTTTTCGCCATTATCGTTCAACCCGATCGTAACGCTGTCCATAACTTTTGGCGACCAATATACTAAAATACTTTTTTCAATGTGATCCTCATTAATAGCGAATTGAATAATAGATCGGATATGTTTTAATTCTTCATTTATTGATTTTTGAGTCACGTTTCTTTGTAATGCCCACTTTGTTAAATGGTGGGGACGTAGCTCTGATAATCTAAGATCGGGGAGGTTCTTTTCAAAGTATTTTAATAAACGGTTAATTTCCCAGTGGTAGCTCGTCTTAGTTGAAAACGTAATTTTATTATTTTTATAACGCGTTTCAATATTGTTATAGTGGAGGGTTAACCGTTGATGGATTGTTAAACTATCCCCTGCATGAGAGATATACTTAAATCTGTTTTTACTATGGGGGAAAAGTTGCGCGTAATTTAATGACTTTTCCTTGAATCCTTTTTCAGCAGTTAACTTTAATCCATAGCATTCTTTTAGGTTTGTTGGTGTATGTTCCCATGTTAGTGTTTCGGTTTCCCTTTCGCCACCAAAGTACATTATAATTTGAATGGAATTCTTTGACCGTAGTAATATCCCGGCGTATTTGGTTTTTTTCGGATACATGGATTTTCCTCGTTATATGTTCACTATAACTGAACACTAGCGCATAATGGGATTATTGTAAACTCGATATATTCGATTGAAAACCTTGGCCTCTAGTGAAACGAAAGGATTGTATGTGATTTTGTGTTTAGCGAAAACTAGGGGGGACTTTGGGTTTGTTTTTAGCTATCCAGGCCTCATAACCCGTTATTGATATAACAATATTACCGTCGATAGCTTTAATGTACTCGCGCCCATTAAGCCAAACACCGCGCTTAATTTTCATCTTGACGGCTTCTACCGTCCATCCTGTTAACTCGCAAAATTTTTTAATTCTAAGTGAATCAATCTCCATTGCAGATTGCTTCTAGATTTTCAGTTAATTCAGTGCTTGCCGTAGTTAATAATTTAAGTATTTCAGGTAGTGATCCAGCATTACGGGCATAGCGATCAATAACAAAAGCACATAGCTGTTTTAATGTTGCGTGGTAGGTTGTGCTTGGTCTTTTGTTTCGATTCTTGCTTTTATTGCTCGCGTTTATTTTATGATGTTCGTGAAGTTCCCACCCACGGGTGCTTGGGGAGAATTCAAATTGATCATTAATTCTAATTCGTTTATAGCTTTGACCCATATTTTAATTCCCGTTCATTATGGCTTAATATTCTCAACCTCTGGAACATCCAATGTTCCTATGTCTATAGTATATAGCCTGCATTCTTGTATTACTTCATCAAACTTAGCGTTTATTAATTGGGCAATTAATACCATAGCTAGTATCAATCCAAAAAATAGTACTGATACCCATAACCGGACAAGCCACTTATTCATAATTCACCCTTTTTGTTTTTAAAACGGTAATAGCAGAGTTAAATTCTTTAGCGACCGTTTTAATTTCTTTTTTAATAGTATCAACAAAATCAATTATATCTTTTGATTGTTCAATTACTTCATACGCCGCGCTTAATTCATTAACTAGATTAACGATAAATTTATCTTGCTCTTGAATTTTAAGTTGTAATTCTTCAATTTCAGTCATTGTATAAACTCTCAATAAAATTATTATCAAACCCCAAACATTTTAAAATTTTACGCCGCGCTTTATCTTCCTCATCTAATGTATTCTCACAAGTAATGTATGCTTTTATTTTAACGCCGTTATTATTAAGCTTAACGGCAACAACAGATTGGCCTCTATCTCTAACGGTGGCTGTGACTACATTAGAACTGTTTAGATCGCTTACATTCATTTGTATGTCGCTTGTGGTAGCCGTTCTGTTAATCGAACAAACGGAGTCCAGCAATGACCTAACCATATTCGTTTAATGATGTATTTGTGTGTTCGCTTCTCGTTCCATGTCTTAAAGCTTAATCTGATCATTTTATGTCTAGCCTCCAGTCTTGCTTCATTTGCGCGCCAACAACCATCGCCCCTAGTTTTAAATCACTCGCAATTAATTTTTTATTTATTTTAATCGTGACTACTTCTGATTTGTATTTTTTAGATAGCAAGTTAGCGTCAAAAACTTCAACGGCTGGCGGATTTTTCTTAGGTTTAATAACAAACCACGGACAAGATATTTCAGTTATTTCATTAACTCTCATCGTATCAAGTAATAATGATTTAAGGTGATCAGCCCGTCGCTGAATTGTAGAACTACGCTTAATCATTTGTTCTGCCGCTTTCTTAATACAGTAAACGTCAGCTTCTAAATTACGAATATAGGCCGCAACATTTTTACCTTTATCAACCAGTTCGCCTTTTAACCCTTCTAATGTATCGACTACCACCTCGTCAGGTAAATTCATATCACTAAGTTTTAATAATGCCTCTTGGTATTGATTTGATATTTTATAAAGTTCCATTAGTCAAACCCCGGTATATCGTCATTAAATTCAGGAGTAATATTAACAGGGTTTTGTTGTTGGTTATGGTTATTATTAACCTGCGGGTTTTGATTGTAGTTTACTTGCGGCAATGATTGCGCTGGCTTAACTCGGATACCGCCAACACGTTGACCTGTTTGGTTGGTGACTGATTGATCATGAAATAAGACGACTTGTTGCCCCGGCCAGTGGTCAGAGTTTCGTGATCCTAAATACTCCGCTATTTGCTCCCTGTGGGTCACATTTGTCCATAACGGTTTTTGCATTTCGTTAAAGTAGATAAACCAGACAGTAGCGTTAAATCTGTTTTCAGCATTAGGCTCCTCTGAGATAATTTCTCGAATGGTTACGAGTACCCCTCTACCTACATCTTCCTTTTTTAAATATTTACTTGTTTTCATCGAATCGATATCAGGCATGTTAATTCCTCTCGCGTTAAGTATATGAAAATTATATTTATAAGCGTTCGGCATAGCTTAACACTAAATATTCGTTTATGATATAAAAAACGATAATTTAGATATATTCGATTAAGCTGGAAAAGCGATTTAAACCGTCTATGATTGAAGGACTGTTTAGAATTTAACAAATAATGGGACTATCTATTTATGTCAGAGATGATCGATTTTAAATTGCCAAAGCAAAACGAGTCCTTAACTAGAGCCGGGCAATGGGTCGAATCGTTTCTAAATAGTTTAGGTGGTGATTATGTTACAGATGATATCGGGGTTTCATTTATTGTTTTAACCAATAAAGTGAAGTGCCCCAATTTTTGCATAGACAATTGTTCGGCTACTACGTGTGATGAAATGGAACGCATTATATCAAAGGCGATTACCATATTTAACCCTAACTTAGAGGCACAATTTACTTTATGCGCTAAAGAAAAATCAGGCGGTTGCGCGTTAACTATTTTGATGGAATAAGATTAAGATCTTTTTGATTCGGATTCCCCGTAGCCTGATTTTTGTTGGTTACGCCTGTGATGGCGACAATTAATAATTTTTGTTTGTCTTTATCTGATAGCGTCCTGAATCGTTCGACTAGCGCGAGTTCGTCGGCACTTTTCATTTGAAACCCTGCTGGTGTCCCGTGCCCAGTTACTAACCACTCAAACGAACATTTTAAAATAATACTCAAGTCGAGTGCCGTAGGAATTGACGGCAGGTTCTTACCGTTGCGTAGTGTGCTAATTGCGGCGCACGATAAACCGAGCAAGACCCCTAGCTCTCTCGTCGATTTAAAGCCCCACCCGCGTAATTCTAGCGCGATCAAAAATCGCTCTGAAAATTCTTTTTTAGATAACGCTGTGTGTAATTCTGTCATAGCTGATTGTACCTGTTTCTAACAATTAAAAGTGAGTTGTTATGTTCACTTTAGCTTAACTAGTTAAACCGTGCTTTACAATAGCCACCTTGACAAGTGTTCTATTATGCTTAACAGTATTACCACTTATTCGGTAATAGTTAACAAGCATCTATTAGGAGACAGATTGAACAATAACTTGGAAAAATATATTTCATGGGCTGGCGGTCCCAGTGTCGTATCTCGTGAATTGGGGCTATCCCGGACAACTATTTGGACGTGGAAAAAAATAGGCTTTCCCGACTCTGATTTTTCGGGTCGAACAAGCTATGCAAAACAGCTTGCTAAATTATGCCGTGATAACGGTTACATAATATCAAAAGATAAAGTGCTACGGGCTGGAAAGCCATGAAGCCGAGGTTTGTAAATCGTGACACTTTGTATAATTCATTAGATCGTTTGATCTCATCTTTCATCAAAAATAAAAAAAAATTGCCTGAAATTGTTTTAACGAAAGACCAGTATGAAATATTTACTGGTTTTAATTTAATCGATGGTGACGGATATTATTACCGTAACATTAAAATAAGGTGTCGTTAATGTACGGTAAAATATTTAGTGATATTTTCGGATCGACCTTAGCGGAATTTGGGGGCGACACAATGTACGTTTTGATGTCAATGGTTGTCCTGTCTGATTCGGAAGGCTACCTCAGAATGACCCTAAAAAGCTTTGCAAGGTTGATCCGGAAAGAGGTCGAAATAGTGGGTCAAGCGGTCACTAACTTAGAGTCAATCGACCTTGAAAGTAGCTCACTTGACTATGAAGGTCGGCGAATTATTAAGCTATCTGAGGTCACATTGGGTCAAGAAAACCGTGGATGGTGGGTCATAAACAAGGTCAAATACGCTCAAATAGCCTCGCAGAAAGATAGAGCTACTCAAAATTGTCAAGCACAACAACGGTTTAGGGATAAGGTCGAAAATAGTAAGCAACCGTCAGCAACCGTAAGCAACCGTAAGCAACCGTCAGCAGAAAACCGACATATAGATGTAGATGTAGATGTAGATGTAAATAAACCTAAAAGATTAGGTCAAAATGACTTTGACCCCTTTTGGTCAATTTACCCCAAAAAAGTTAAGAGAAAGAAAGCGTTTGAGATTTGGAAGCGAAAAAAGCTGGATAGCAAAGCACCGATGATTATCTCTGATATTAAAAACCGTTTAGTAAAAGATTCGCGCTGGCTTGATGGTTATATCCCAGATCCCACGACGTATTTGAATGGCGAGCTATGGGATGATGAAGTTAAAAGTCCGCGAGTTCAGCCAGAAAATTTTAAATCTAATTCTCAGATTATGCGAATAGGCTCACAATCTGGTTTGTCGCCTCGACGTGGTGAGACGATGGAAGAATACGCAACTCGGATTAGGACTACGCGCCGATGATTCTCTGCGACCACTGCAATACACGATCGGCAAAAATTAATACAGGGATATCACGCGACCCTAAAAAAACAATATCACGCTTACGGTGTTTGAAATGTTTTTATGTTGAGCAACAAATGTTAGGGGCGCAAGACTGGCGCGACTTGCATTTAAAAAATTACGCGATTGAAAATGATCTAGTGCAGCGAAAAGAAGAAACTAAAACAAACTTAAATAATCGTTGTAAAATTTTTTTATCTAAACGTGGGTTTATATTTTCATGACAAAAACAAAAAATAGAAACGACTTTCCGGAAGTTGCTAAAATAATTGATGGGTTTAGAAAATACTTTCCGGGTTTAACGGTTTTGTGTGTTCGTGAGAACGATCGGGAGCTTGGAAAAAAATGATTGACCGATTCGGGAGAGAGCGCGGCATTGAATTTGAACAAGCAAAAGCGGAGTACTTAAAACTCGGCCTTGAGAAAAAACAATTAACGCGAGCCGCCATTGCTGAAAAATTTGACATTGATCCACAGTCTATTTCGGGGATTGCACAGATTGAAATTGAGGATTTTCATTTAATCCGCGCTTTGCTTGAAGAACGGAAGAATATCGCAGTAAAACGCAAACACATACGGGATATTTACTTCCTGTAGCTAATCTAACGCGTTTGTAGCGCATTAAACAAAGAATTGGAGCAAATATGAAGGTTTGGCTCGTTAAACTGCCTAGCGGCGATCTAAGGGCGTTAGAAGATAACTCGTTAAAACGACTTTCAGTCGGTGAAGCGCTGGAGTTTGAGTATAAACTAACCAGAAATTACAAGTTTCTACAGAAATTTTTTGTCTTTCTAAAAGCAGTTTATGACATAGAAACGATACAGGCTGAGTTTAGTAGCGTTGAACATTTGCGCGCTGCATTAACAATTCAGGCAGGGTATTTCGAATACGTAAAAGGCTTTGGTGGCGCGCTGTTTGTGATGCCAAAATCAATATCTTTTAAGAATATGGATGAGGCTTCGTTTGATCAATTTTATGCACGAATAATGCAAACGGTTCTCGATAGGTTGCCCAATTATGTTGAAGAAAACATTCATGAAATGGAAAACCATATCATGAGTTTTGCTTAATGTTTCATGTGGAACAATTAAATAATGATGATAGAAAAAAATAAACCGTACCGCAATAAAAAATTACTTAATGCTTCCCGGAATCGAACTTGTATTAAATGTGATGCAGACGATGGCACGATTGTAAGAGCGCACTATCAAGGGCTTGGAAGTTCACGCTTAGGAAAAGGCAAAGGTCAAAAGCCCCATGATTTTGCAAGCGCGGATCTCTGTATGCTTTGCCATAGCGAATTTGATCGATATGTAGCAGGCAACAATACTGATCGCGGCTGGGAGTTTTTATTGTTGTGTATGGAAACTTTAGCGCGTGACTTTCGACAGGGGATAATTAAGTGAATGAGAAAAATTTTAACAATAAGACTGCCGTTTCCACTGCCAACGTGGAACAGAATTCTAGCAATGAACTTTCGAGAGCGAGCAAAATTAAGGCACTCAATACACCGTGCAGTATACATTTGCACTCGCGACGAAAACGCCTCACTGACGCAGACGGGGTTAGCGGAAAAGCTACAATCGACGGGCTGGTTTGTGGAGGATTATTTGTTGATGATTCGCCCAAGTACATACAAGAGGTTAGTTATTCGCAAGAGAAAATCAAAAAAGGCGAGATTGAAGAAACGTTAATTGAGATATGGATATAGCTACTATGAATTATGATAAAGGAAATTTAGCCGACGATGAGCGTAACAGTAAAATGTCCGACTTAGCCCAGAATAATGATAGGTTTACTTTTACATTAAATACAATTTTAAGTTTAGCAACCTTTCAGGGTGATATTAATAACGACAAATTGGAAAATAAATATCTAAAGCAAAAATTAAAAACGATTAAGTCTATAGCTAAAAAAACACTGGCGGCTTTAGGATGAAGTTAGAGTTTAAAATAGCAAAAGCAAAAGAAGATTTTATTAAAAAAAATAATTGCTCTATTTGTTTAAATGGAATTGAGATAAAAATGGCTAGTGTTTTAAATTCGGTTGTTGAATTTAAAGATAAACACCTGTGTCGCTATAGTTTAAAATTTCCAAAATGTCGCTGGCTAAAAAATGGGTTTAATTATAAATGACCGATAGAGAATTGCAGATAATTTTAGATCGTTGGCGTGAGTGGTCGCAATTAGGTATCGCGGGATCTTCGGGTTATAAGACAAGAACAATAGAACATCAACTAATGATTGAGGGTGCATTAACCAAAATAACGGGGGGTTTTGTTGTCGATGATCCTGAGTGTGAGCTTTTGGATTCAGCAATCGCAACAATGCCTATCAGAATGAAAAAAACAATCAAATTAAAATATTTGTTTAATTTTACCAATAAGGACGCATCCCTTGCATTAAAAATGACACTATCGACTTATAATCGTTATGTTGTTAGGTGTCGCGATTATTTAGGTCGCGCTCTCTCTAAAAAATCAGGCGTAAAAAAAGTACAGTAGCTATCTTTTTGAATCACCTCGCGTATAGTTAGCTATATTCAATATGATTTATTTTCTAGCTCCACCTCCTGATAGCCGCTTAATTGCGGTTTTTTTGTGCCTGCGATTACTGAATGGCAATAACGCTTAAATCTACAAATACCACAAGTACCACAACTGATAACACAGTATTTACCGCAACTAATCTTTTAGTTGTTGCCTCTGGTACTGATCGGTTTTTGGCATGTTGTATCAGCGCAGAGGATGGCACCGATGGCGACTTAACGTTAGTCAGCGTTGTTGTTGATCCCGGCGGCGTTAATAAATCCCTTACAAACGGAGTTGAACGCTCTACAGGCGGCGGCGGCTTTTCTAATTCAGCCAGTATTTGGTACTTAAAAGACGCAGATTTTCCTGCAAACGGAACTTATGATGTAGTCACTACCTATACAGCTCAAGTGACCGAATACGGTATCACAGCAAACGTCTATGAAGGTGTTGATTCTACCAGCCCAGAAGCAAGCGGCTCCAACGCACTGCAATCCATCACAACTATTAGCGCGTCAATTACAACGGTTTCGGCTAACGCGTGGATAGTTGATTGTTGTAGCAGTGGTGATGGAGTTGTTAGTATCAGCCCTGATTCACCGCAAGTGTCTCGTAATGTAACGGACGTTGATAGCCATTGGCACGGGGTTAGTGATATTCCAATAGTAACAGCAGGCGCAACAAGCACCGACTGGACGGCGGCATCATTTGAAAATAGGTTAACTCTGGCTAATTTAGCACTAAAACCAAAAGGCGCGGCGGCGGCTGGTATCGAAATTTTTAGACGTAGAATTGAGGCAAGCCGTTGAGTCAGCTACATTTACGAAAATACAATCAAGCCACTACGATAAATTTTAATTTATTTGATATTGATGGTGTTGATATGTCGGTCGCGGCTACTTTTGCGGCTGGCGATATTAAAATCATGAAGGACGAAGGCGCGGAGGCCAATACCGGGTCAACACCTACGGATGAAGGTTCCGGATATTCACTTGCACTAACCGCAACTGAAATGAGTGCGGCCAGAATAATGATCCATTTAATTGATCAGACTACCACAAAAGTTTGGCTCGATACATCAATTGTTATCGAAACATACGGTCACGCAAGCGCGAGTCACGCGTTTGACCTGGATACCGCAAGCACGGCGCAAACAGGTGATAGTTTTGCAAGGCTCGGCGCGCCTGCTGGTGCGAGTGTGTCGGCTGATTTACTTGTAATCGATAATTTTGTAGACGGTATTGAAACTGCTGTTATTACAAACGCGGTAGGCGCGGATATTTCAGCAGATATAGTCACCCTGCAAGCCGATACCGACGATATACAAACACGACTACCTGCCGCACTGGTTGGTGGTCTAATGAGTAGCGATGTAACGGCAATTTCAACAGACACGGTAGCTGCGGATAATTTAGAAAGCCAGTTCGATACAACGGGCTTGACAGGGGATACTTTCCCTTCAACGCAATCTCAATTATCAGGACTCGCTAACGTTGGATCGGCAGTGCATAAAACTGCCGCAAGTTACACTCTAACCACTGGTACGCAGTCAGTAGGCACGTTTGCAGCCACCGCCGCGCTCGATACCAGTTACCACACCCACACCGACACAGCAGGCGCAATTGAGTTTTATTATGAATTTACTATCGGCTCTGGCATACCCTCAAGCGCACAAGTTACTGGTTACGTTAACGGCGGTAACGATGATATTGGCGTTTATGGCTATGATTGGGTAGCGGCTGCATGGGTACAAATAGGAACATTTTTCGGTAAAAATAATTCTAACAATGAAGTCAATTCGTATGATCTTTTCATTGATATGGTTGGAACTGCCGCAAACAATGGTATTGTCAGAATACGATTTTATACAGCATCCGGGTTAACGACTGCAACCATAGCAATCGATCAAATTTTTATCGCTTTTAATCAAGGCGTTGAGGGTTATGATAACGCCTCAATTTGGTTCGATAGTGATGCAGGAAATACTAATACAGTCGTTGGCATTGACGGCGTGGCACGTAACCCAGTATCAACAATAGCAGCGGTCAATACTTTACTGGCATCAACGAATTTGCATAAAGTACAAGTGTCGCCGGGTGCATCAATGACACTTGCAGCAGCTCAAGTCGATCAAGTATTTGAAGGCAACGATTGGACGCTCGCACTCGGAGGTCAAGACGTATCGAGTAGTTATTTTAAAGGTGCGACTGTTTCAGGCATTGGAACATCACCGACTGGTGAGGTACGTTTTGCAGAGTGTGACATTCAAACAATCAGTATCGGTGCAGCCCACTTTCACCTATGCGGATTCGAATTAGGCACAACAACATTAGCCTTCGCAGGTAACTACGTATTTAATCAATGTTACTCACAAGTCGCAGGTTCTGGTACCCCCATTATCGATTTTGGCGCGGCTCTGGGTAATACTAATTTAAACATGGCGGGTTATTCAAACGGCATTCAAATTGATAACCTGAACGCTACCGGAACGGACAACTTTAGTATTTCCGGTAATGGTCAGATAATTTAT